ATGGCATTAGTCGATCAGGCGGCGATGCTAGCACCGGGTGGCAGAGTACGCCTGGTTGAAGTTGACGCCTCAGAGTTCAGTGGCGGTATTCACCGTTTCCACTACGCCCCTTTCCCCCATACACCGGAAGAGATCGACGCTGCCAATGGTGATGAAGAAAAGCTCGGACCAAAGCCAATCGTATTCGGTGGCAATACCTACGATTTTTGGCCGTTTCAGGTAGCAGGCCTGGAGCTTTCAACAGACCAGGCCGCAGAGCCGACACTCAGCGTTTCCAACCTCGACGGTCATATCACGGCGCTATGCCTGCAATTTAAAGACATGGTTAATGCCAAAGTGAGCATTATCGACACCTATTCGGTTTACCTCGATGCCGTGAATTACCCTGGTGGGATGAACCCGACCGCCGACCCGTCGATGTTCACGCTTCAGACCTTCTGGCTTGACACGAAAACCTCCGAAGACGACGAAGTGGTTTCATGGTCACTCAGTAGCCCCGCAGACCTGCAGGGGCTTGTTATCCCAACCAGACAAATCACCTCGCTCTGCGAATGGGCGCTACGCGGGCAGTACCGGAGCGGCGATGGATGCACCTATAACGGTACGGCATATTTCGACGCGAAGGGGAATCAGGTTTCAGATCCTGCCCTTGATGTATGTGGTGGTTGCTTCAGTGACTGCCGTAAACGATTTGGCGCCGGCCTGGCAGATCCTAACGCAGCAATTCTCGACTTTGGCGGCTTTCCGGCAACCGTTCTCTTCACCCGATAATCGGACATAGCAATGAATAAAACCATATTTGCAGCTATCCGTGCTCATGCGCTGGAGGAATCCCCGCGCGAGAGCTGCGGATTCGTTATTCAGTCTGGCCGGCGCCAGCGCTATATTCCTGTGCCAAACACCCACGAAAATCCAACAGAGCATTTCCGCATCGATGGCGAGCATTGGGCGAACGCCGAAGATATCGGGACGATTGTGCGCGTCATCCATTCCCATCCTGGCGATGGAGCAAGGCCGATTCCATCCGATCTGGACCGCCAGCAATGCAACAACTCCGGTGTGGTCTGGGGTATTTACGCGCCGGATAGCGACGAATACGCTGAGATAATGCCGGAGGCGGTACCCCTTATCGGGCGTCCGTTTATCTTGGGCTCAAATGACTGCTGGGGACTGGTAATGGATTGGCATGCCACCCAAGGCGTGAAGCTTAACGATTTCCGCGTTGATTACCCATGGTGGGAAAGCCAGTACCCGGACAACCTGTATTTCGACAACTGGGAGCGGGAAGGGTTTGTCGAATGCGACCCGTCGCCAGGCTGTATGGTCATCATGCAGGTTGAATCCAGTAAGTGGAACCACGCGGGGATCATTACCGAGGAAGGTGAGCTGCTTCACCATCTGTACGGGCAGCCATCCTGCATTACGCCGTATGCGCGCGGTTATTTCAAAGACAGGACGATGATCTGCGTCCGTCACAAAGAGCTACCGCAGGAGATTCAGCCATGGCGCGTTTAACCACGATTCGATTGTACGGTGTGCTGGGAGCCCGGTTTGGCCGTGTTCACAGGCTGGCGGTGCAGACATCAGCTGAGGCGGTAAAGGCGCTTTGCATCAACCTGGACGGGCTGGAAAGCTATCTTCTGAACGCCAAAAAGAATGGCATGACGTTCGCGGTGTTTCGCGGCAGGCGCAACATTGGCGCGGATGATTTTAAGAACCTGTCCGGAAGCACCGATATTCGCATAGCACCAGTGATGGAAGGGGCAAAAAAAGCTGGTTTGTTCCAGACGATATTGGGTGCTGTCATGGTTGTGGCGGGCATCGTCGTCACGGGCATGACGTTCGGTTCAGCAGGTGTCATTGGCGCGGGAATGGTATCCGCTGGTATCGGAATGATGGCTGGTGGAATTTACCAGATGCTTTCGCCCCAGCCCAAAGGACTACAGGGGCGAGACGATCCTGACAATAAACCCTCATATGCCTTCGGTGGCTCGGTGAATACCCTTGCGATGGGTAACCCGGTCGCGCTTCTTTATGGTGAGCGCGAGATTGGCGGCGCCATCATCAGTGCCGGCATAGTCGCAGAAGACATCTGAAAACTCCTTTCTGAATATCAAGCACCCAATTGGGTGCTTTTTTTATGGATGTAATATGGAAGCGATCACTGGTGCAAAGGGTGGCAGCCAGAAGCAGCACACACCTGTAGAACAGCCCGATTCGGCTCAGTCAATGGCGCGCTGCCGCATGCTGCTGGCGCTCGGGGAGGGGGAGTTTGCTGGTGGCCTGGATGCGACCCGGATATTCCTGGACGTTACGCCGTTGGGAAACCCCGACGGAACGATGAATTTTGAAAATGTGTCATGGGATTTCCGGCCTGGCACACAGACCCAGACACCAATACCGGGATTCCCTGCAGTCGAGAATGAAACTACGGTTGGCGTATCGCTGACAAAGGCCACACCATGGACCCGCGCACTGAGTAACACCCAGATTGACGCGGTGCTGGTTCGTATTGGCATCCCTGGGTTACAGCAGCAGGAAAACGATGGGGATATCGTCGGCACTACGGTTCAGTACCATATTGATCTGGCGGTGGACGGTGGCGCTTACTCGACAGTCATGACTAAAACCGTCACAGAGAAGCTCAGTTCGCTCTATGAACTAACTCACCGTATTAATCTTCCCAAAGCCAGTACTGGCTGGCAAATTCGAGTGGTGCGTGACACCGATGACAGCACCAGCCAGATGCTGCAGAACAAAACGCAGGTGCAAGCGATTACTGAGGTGATCGATGCTCGCCTGCGATATCCACACACCGCGCTGCTGTATGTGTCCTTTAACGCAAAGTCATTCAACAACATCCCTAAGATTTCCTGCATGCCGAAGGGTCGCATCATCCGAATCCCTTCGAACTATGATCCAATAGCGCGGACTTATAGCGGAACATGGGACGGGACGTTTAAATGGGGCTGGACGAATAACCCGGCGTGGATTTGGTTCGATGTTCTGACTGAGCCGCGCTTCGGCCTTGGGCGCCGCGTGACGCCAGAAATGCTCGATAAGTGGGAGCTCTATCGCATCGCCCAGCGCTGCGACCAGAAGGTACCCGACGGGAAAGGCGGAAGCGGTACCGAGCCACGCTTCATGTTTGATGTTTACATCCAGTCCCAGGCTGATGCCTGGCAGGTGATTAAAGATATTGCCGCGGGCTTCAACGGAATGACTTTCTGGGGCAACAACATGTTCAATGTTGTCTCTGACATGCCGGCGGACACTACGAAGTTGCAGATCCTCACTCGCGCATCAGTGGTGGGTAAGCCGGTGTACTCGAGTGGCAGTGAGAAAAACCGATTCTCCAGCGCGCTGATTAACTTCAGCGATCCGGATAACCACTACCAGGACCGCACCACGGCAGTGATGTTTCCGGAACTGGTGAGGCAGTTCAAGTTTAAGCAGACACAAATCACTGCGATCGGTTGTACGCGTGAGAGCGAGGCGCAGCGGCGTGGCGGGTGGGCGGTGTATTCCAACTCCCTTGACCGCATTATCACGCTTCAGACTGGACTTGATGGCTTTGTATTCGTGCCGGGCACCGTATTTGCGTTTGCAGATGAACGCCTGTCAGGGCGCGTTTACGGCGGGCGTATCACTGGGTATAACCCAGGTCTTAAGGCCGTGACCACTGACCGGGGCACCAGTGCGGTGGCGGGCGATACGCTGATGATTCGCACCCAGGGCGGTACCGTTGAAAGCCGGGTGATACAGGCCGTAAATGGCACGCAGCTGATCGTGTCCACGCCGTTCACGGCGGCGCCATTACCTAATGCCGTGTTCGTAATTGATGCTGGTCAGCTGCGCCTACAGTATTTCCGGGTAACGAACCTAAAATTTGATGATGAGGAAAATACCTTCACCATTACCGGTGCGGAGTATAACGCGTCGAAATACGACGCCGTTGATAACAACGCTCGTCTTGATACTCCACCGATAAGCCTGATTCCGACCGGGCTCGTGAACCAGCCGACCAACATCATGGTATCGAGCTATGATGCGGTTCGCCAGGGGCAGCGCGTGGCCATGCTAACCGCCACATGGGATGCGCCAGTTGATAAAGACGGCAAACTGCAGTCGGACGTAATAGCGTACCGGGCACAGTGGAAGCGCGGAAATAACGAATGGGTAAACGTGCCTGAAACCGGGTTACGAAATATCGAAGTGCCTGGCATTTTCGAGGGCGATTACCTTGTGCGCGTCCGTGCGATTAACTCTGGGGGAGCGTCCAGCCTTTGGGCCACGTCTGCGTTGACCCATCTTACCGGCCGCACCGGTGACGTGCCCAAACCTGTCGGACTAACTGCAACAGAGGATGTTGTATTTGGGATCAACATTACATGGGGTTTCCCCGCAGATACCGCCGACACCCTGAGCACTGAGCTGCAATACAGCATTGCCGCTGACGGTTCGAATCCTATGCTTTTGGCGTCGGTGCCGTATCCTCAGAAACTCTATCAGCAGATGGGGCTGAAGGCAGGGCAGGAATTCTGGTACCGGGCACGGCTGGTTGACCGCATCGGGAATCAGAGCGAATGGACCGACTGGGTGCGCGGGCAGGCCAGCATCGATGTTTCCGATATCACGGATGCAATCCTTGAAGACATCAAAAGCTCTGAAGTCTTCAAGGACCTGATCGAGGATGCCGTGGCCAGCAGTGAAAAACTGGCGGAGCTGTCCGATGCAATTAAGGAGAACGCCGATGGCCTGGCTGCTGCCGTGGGTTCGAATAAGCAGACAGCCGAAGCAATTATCGGCAATGCTCTGGCTATTGCTGATGTTGTTGTGCGGCAGACTGCGCAGCAGGGCGCAAACTCTGCGACATTCGAACAGCTCCGGGAAGTGATCGCTACTGAGACGGAAGCGCGCGTCACGGATGTTACTCGTCTAGAGGCGAAAACTGCCCAGAATGAAGCGGGTATTACTGATGTTCGCCAGGCGTTAGCAACGGAAACTGAAGCTCGCGCTTCTGCGGTAAGTCAATTGACGGCTGCCACTCAGGCCGCATCTGACAAAGCTGATTCAGCAGCTGCTGTAGGTGCTCAGAATACAGCATCAATCACTGACCTTAGCCAGGTTGTCACGGACCTCGATTCCTCAATGGCATCACGTCTGGAAGAACTGGGTGCACAAACTGATAAGGCCAGCGGCGGTATTCAGAACAATGCTATCGCGCTGATCACCAGCACGCTCGCGCAGGTTAACCAGCGTAACCTTCTGAGCGTGCAATATGGCGATAACAAAGCCGGTATTGAGCGGGTCGATAATGTAATGGCCGATGCCAGCAAAGCTGTTGCTGAGTCGTTGCGCACCCTTGACTCCAGTGCCGGTGGAAACACCGCGAATGTCACTGATCTGTCAAAGACGCTTGCTGACTTCACACAGGCTTCGGCAACTCAGATCAATTCGCTGAAGGTCACCGTTAATGGCCAGCAGGCCGCTATTGTCCAGAATGCTCAGGTATCAGCTGACATCAACAATAACCTGAATGCGATGTACAGCATTAAGGTGGCTATTGATGCCAACGGTCGTCAGTATGCTGCAGGCATGGGTATTGGTGTTCAGAATACTCCATCCGGCATGCAGTCGCAGGTGTTGTTCCTGGCAGACCGATTTGCCGTCATGAACCAGGCAGGAGGTAATGTTACGCTTCCGTTCGTTATCCAGAACGGGCAGGTGTTTATCCGGGAAACCCTCATTCAGGACGGCACCATCGGCAACGCCAAGATTGGCAACTACATCCAGTCCAATAACTATGTCGCTGGCTCAGTCGGATGGAGGCTGGATAAGGGAGGTACGTTTGAGAACTACGGTTCGACAGCTGGTGAGGGAGCCATGAAGCAGACTAATCAAACGATCAGTGTCAAGGATGCCAACAATGTGTTGAGGGTGCAGATCGGGAGAATCACGGGAACATGGTAACGGGAGGTCTCCTACGGGGCCTCTTTTTTTTCAGGAGGACTGGATGGCGGAATATGGTGTTCAGACATGGGACGCCTCAGGCAATGTAAATAACTATGGCGTTAAGCCTGTCAGCGTTTGTGGCTATCTCCAGCTGGCCCAGAACCAGAAAACAGGCTCTTACACCGTAGCGCTTCCGCCGGGTTGCAGGCTGACCTATTTTCAGAGCATGAACGGCGATCAGTTTGGTACGAGTCGGAGGAAGATCACCATTTCAGGGGGAACCGCGACAGTGTCATCAGTAGGCGATACCGACTACTCAGCAGGGACTGAGCCTGCGGCAGCGGCTTATCTCATTTTCCAGATCGAGAGGGCATAAATGGCGGAATATGGCGTTTTACTGACGACGACTAGCGGGGAAGTATGGGTGACCGCGAACAGCTCGCCAATCGCTCTACAGGCACGAAAGACAGCGTCACTTCAGGGAATATCGGGGTTTAATACCAAAGTGACGCACACATTCCCCGCAGGTCAGCCTGTTATCGCCTTCGTTCATTGCACGGTTGAGGTGGAAATCACCCAGACGATAAGCGGGAACACCATCACTATTGATTTCCTCAGACCAAATGCAACCGGCACAGCGTACGTTTATTTTTTCTCTATTTTCCCACAGACAAAGCCAGACTACGGGCTGGCCGTCTGGGATGCGTCAGGGACGCTTATTTTGACAAACGAAACGCGCACACTCAGTGATGTGGTAACCCTCGGTACTGCCGGGGTAGATGCAAGTTCAGGTTATAACATCAATACCACGCTGGCGGGGAAATGGGCCTGTATGCCTGCCATGCTGGGTCTAATTACTGGAGTTATATCGGCCGGCGGCCAGCCGCAGCCCTACTCGGCGATATACAAGAGCATGGCGAAACTTGAGGGAGGCAACACGCGAATATTCGCCAGACCACAAACAACGCCCAGCGGAAGCCTTCAGAACGTCGCGTATTCGAATCTGAGAAACGTGATTATGGCCATCAACTGCGTCAACTACGATTGATCGTTTTCGGCGATCAATTATGTGTTATTGATCTACAAAATCAATTATATCCCTTTGATTCATCTTGTTATTGTTTAGCTTCGTTAATACCCTGGGATATAACCACGATGAAAAACATGATTCTTTGCCTGGCGGTAGCGGTATTGCTCTCCGGTTGCGCTGGCGTTCTTCAGAAGCAGCAACCCATATGTACCGGAACGGCCCTGATCGGCGGACAGGAAAACATCGTCCAGATTTACGGAGTACGCAAGCAAAGTAACCAGACCCAGTACCGCGCCGGTTACCCATTTAACTGGTCATGGGTCAGCGCAAACACGTTCAGTAGTACCACCTGCCATTAACTCAAACATTTTTGAATAAACCTCGCTCCGGCGGGGTTTTTTATTGCCTGGAGAAAACATGATTTATACCACTGGCACTATCGCCATCAGCGGAAACACCCTTACAGGTACCGGCACAAACTTCACTGCTGCTGGTTCTCTTATTCGTAACGGCTGTACCGTTATTGCAATGACCAGCCCTGTGCAGGTATTTCAGATTACCACCATCGGCAGCGCAACAAGTCTCACCGTAACGCCAGCAGCTAACCCAACTGTTCCCGCCGGAACCCGATTTGCCATTCTTCTGAGTGACAGTCTTAGTGTCGATGGCCTGGCGCAGGATATTGCTGAAACATTCACGATGTACCAGCGCTATATGAGCGGTTTCGCGGATGTGATGAACGGCACCACAGATGTCACCATCACGATTAACGGCGCGGCCGTCACGGTACCGGGTCAGAAATCACTGGCCAAGAAAGGTTCTAACAATGACATTACCAGCCTTTCCGGGCTGACTACAGCGCTAAGTATTTCACAGGGAGGGACTGGTGATAAGACTGCCGCTGGGGCGCGTACAAACCTCGGTTTGGGAAATGTGGCAACTAAAAATACTGGTGAAGGGGATAATGATGCACTGGCTCCAGGGTCATTTGGTGTGGGGTCTAAAAACCTTCCAGTAATTTCTGATCTCTGGGACAAGAGTAAGGGGACTCGCTTCTGCAACGTTACCCCTGCAACGTCGGGAGGTCCTGGAATGTATGGTTCTGGCATCCGGTTATCAGACCGTAATATTGGGAGTGGAAGCACTCCTGCAGCGCAACAATCATTTGCTGCGCTGATTCTTAGCGGGAAAATTATTCAGTTCATGAGTATGTCGGATGGCAATGATTCTGGCTGGATGCAGATTTACCACACCGGAAATACGACCCGTGCATCTGATGGCACGTTAAAAGCCGCTTCTCCGATTGTACAGTTGTTCGGTGATGGTTCGTGTCAGCTTAACGATGAGTCTGAAGGATGCACTGTAACCCGCCTGGATATCGGGGAGTATCTGATTGAGGGGTGTATGGGGCTGAACGCTGACGCGGCATGGGGTGGGATAGATGGCGGGTTTGATATACCTAAAGATCGCAATGGGCAAGCCCTTGTCTGGCTGGATTATGAGGTAAATGCAGACGGATCGGTGCTGGTAAAAACATTCCACCGGGAATACCCTACAGCGCCGTCATTTGCGAGGAACGTATTGAAGGGTGTGGCGGATGGCGAACCGGTCGATATTCCCGCCGACCAGTTCGTAAGTGTTCGCGTGGAAATGCCCGTGGACAGCCTCTGGAACCAGCGACGCAAAGATGCATTTACAGTGTCGACGCAAGAGCAAAATCCCCGTTTGGACAGTAACCTGCACACCAACGAAAATTGATAGCCAATATCTGCATTGACCGATAGCCCTGTCAATATGATACTGTGTTTATGTACAGTATTTTTGTGAGGTAATGATGCCACGCACAGCAGATATACACACCGCCTTCGTCGCGGCAATAGAGGTTAACCCTAAAGGCTACCGTTATCTGAGAACAGACAACTTCATCAAAAAGTTGCGGGGGTTTAACTGGCATTTCAGCCGTGCAGAAGCGAACACATGGATAGAACGCTATCAACCCGGTTTTGCAGATAAGACAACTGACGGCAGTGATAACAGATACTGGATCCTGCGTAACATGGGGAGGGTGCACTGATGGGATTTCCTTCACCGGCGGCTGATTTCGTAGCACCGCGTTTATCTCCGGAAATTATCTGCGGGATCGGCATGGACAGCCGCATCCTCGAAACCTCGTCTGGCTTTGCGGTTATCGAGCCGTGCACCAGACTGGTACAGAATCAGGTTCTGCTAATCCTCAGCGGCGGACGGACTCAGTTTGCCAGAGTCATGGGCAGGGCGCTGATTTGTGATGATGGTGAAGCGATAGAGGGGGAGGCTGCGGAAGAGGTTGAGGTGATGGGGCGGGTGACGTTCTTCATCAACAGCGTGATGCAGGATGACAGGGTGGTGTGA